GAGCTGATGGGCTCTGTCGAGACCCTGATGATCACCATCGGCACTGCGCTGATCCCGACCGTCCGCAACATGGTGGACGGCATCACCGACGCGGTGAACTGGTTCGGCTCGCTCGACGCCGGTGTCCAGCAGGCCATCGCCGGAGCCGCGCTCCTGGGTGGCGGACTGCTCCTGGCGCTCGGTGCCATCATCAAGATCTCCCAGGGTCTGGCGGCGCTACGCGGGACCATCCTGGCCATCACCGGTGCTCAGGTGCTGTTCAACGCTGCGCAGGGGCAGACCGTGGGCGCTGTGCTGGCTGCGCGAGCCGCCATCATCGCAGACAACGCGGCGAAGGTCATCGGCACCACGCTGGCCTACGGCTACATCGCCGCGACCAAGGTTGCGACCGCCGCTCAGTGGCTGTTCAACGCCGCCATGCGTGCCAACCCGATCGGCCTGATCATCACGGCGATCACGGCTCTGGTTGCCGGCATCATCTGGTTCTTCACCCAGACCGAACTGGGTCGCGAGATCTGGGCGAACTTCATGCAGTTCCTGCAGGAGGCCTGGACCAACATCGCGTCGTTCTTCACGACCATCTGGGAAGGCATCGTCGCCGTCGCCACGACCGTGTGGCAGGGCATCATGGATGTCATCGGCGCGGTCGTGACCTGGTTCCAGACCTATGTGTGGCCGATCATCCAGTTCGTCATCGATCTGATCGTGGCGTACTTCCAGATGTACTGGACCGTGGTGAGCACCGTGTGGAATGCCATCATGGCAGTCATCGGTGCCTTCGTCGACTGGTTCGCCAACCACGTCTGGCCGGTCATCCAGTCCATCATCAACTTCATCGTTGCACTTTTCAACTTCTTCTGGGGAGTCGTCCAGCTGGTGTGGCAGGCCATCTGGGACTTCCTGGTCACGGTCGTCACGGCCATCGTTGACTTCGTCATCGCGTACTTCCAGTTCTGGTACGACACCATCAGCACCATCGTTCGAGCCATTTGGGACTTCATCGTCTCGGTGTGGAACGCGATCTACAGCTTCATGGCTCCGATCGTCCAGAACATCGTCAACGCCGTTGTGACCGCGTTCACCGCAGTCTGGAACTTCATCCAGCAGGTGTTCAACAACGTCCGCAACTTCCTGGCGAGCGTCTGGGCTGCCATCTCGCAGGTCGTAAGCTCTGCGGTCAGCGGCGTCTGGAACTTCATCTCCAGCACCTGGAGCGGCATCGTCGGCTTCGTGACCGGCATCTTCAACAACGTGAAGAACGCCATCATGAACCCGCTGAAGGATGCACTCGCGTTCATCGGCGGAATCAAGGACACAGTGGTCGGCTTCTTCGCTAACGCCGGGTCGTGGCTGATCGATGCCGGAGCCAGCATCATCCAGGGATTCCTGGACGGTCTGAACAACATGCTCGGCGAAGTTGGAAACTTCTTCAACGACCTGACGAGCATGATTCCGGAAATCAAGGGTCCGCCGGAGAAGGACAAGGTGCTGCTGACCGAGAACGGAAAGCTCATCATGCAGTCCCTCGCCAACGGTCTCGCCGCCGAGATGGGATCGGTCTACGGTCTGCTCAACGGCATGAACGCTACGATCCCTGCAACCCTGAACAGCGAGATCAACGCTCAGGTCAACAGCAACAAGAGGGCTCAGAACCCCGTTGTGCTCAACCTCGAATACCACGCCGCTCCCGGTGACGGTACCAAGACCAAGGAAGATGTGATGGCCATGCTTGGACACGCCACCGAACTGGTGCGAGAGGAGATCGGCTGATGGACAGTCTGCGGCTCGAAGGTGGTGGCAAGGACATCGACCTCTACCCCTGGCTCAACCTCAAGACCAAGGGTGCCGAAGCGCTGGCGGGAATCGTCGGCTTCGGCCTCCCTGGCGTGACCAACCAGTGGTTCGACGGTGCTGGCAGCACGAGTACTCTTCGCGGATCCCGCATCGAGCGCCGCTCGATCAACATCCCGCTGAAGGTCTACGCAGCCAACAGGGCTGATTTGACCGCCCAGCTGAGCGATCTGTCCATCGCCCTGGATCCGTTCACACCTCGACCACTAGGGCGACGCGGAGCAGCACGCCTGTACTTCGGCATGGCCGACGAGAACGAGTGGTTCGTCGATGTGGTCCGCTCCGGCGGCGGAGACTGGTCGCGCAAGGTGGACAGCGACGACCGGACATACTTCAAGACGACCATCACCCTCGAAGCTGGCGACCCGTTCTGGACGCGCAACGAGCCGGAGAACTTCCAAGTCGAGCTGACGCCGTCCGGAAACCCTCTCCTGCCCCGCATCGCTCGTCTGCGAGTCGGCTCGACTGCGACGACCGGTTCGCGAGAGGTCTCGAACGTCGGCGACACCTGGGCATGGCCGGTGATGACCATGAAGGGTCCGGCGACCGGCTTCACGCTCATCGGTCCCAACGGCGAGATCCTCCAGTGGGACGGTATCCTCGGCGCTGGCGACACACTCACCATCGACATGCGCAACAACACCATCGAGGATCAGAATGGCGTCAACCACTACGACGGCCTCGGACCGGCTCCCCGGTTCTGGTACATCGCACCCGGCACGAGCGAGGTCTCTGTGATCATCGAGGAGATGACCGCCGACTCGTCCCTGGTTGCGCAGTGGTGGCCACGACGTTGGGCGGTGATTTGAGATGCCCTCCAAGACCCTACGCGCAGAGGATCTGCTCGTCGAGTTCCGCGACAAGGATCTCATCCGGCGCGGCTCCATCCCGCTCGACGATCTGTCGCTCAAGATGCAGCCGGTGTTCAACGGCGTCGGCTCTTGGTCTCTGAACCTTCCGGCCGAGCACCGGGCCGTGCCGTACCTGCGGACGCCCGGTTCGGGCATCATCGTGACCAACCTGGTGACCGGCGACATCCTCATGTCCGGCTCCACCAGTCGCCCGTCGAAGAAGCAGACGAGCGCCGACACCGAGGGCATGCTGACCATCGCAGGGCTGGACGACAACCGTCTCGTGTTCGATGCTCGTGCGTTCCCTCAGCCGACCAACGCTGACCCGTCCACGCAGACGGAGAGCCATGATGTTCGCATCGGCAATGGAGAGTCGCTCATCCGCCAGTACGTGGCGTTCAACATCGGCGGCGCTCAGGCTCCGGCTGGTCGTGTTGCTGGTCTCCGGAGCAAGCTTCGTCTGGAGGTCACCAACAAGAACCTCGGCTTCGTGACGACACAGCGTGCACGATTCGACGTCCTCGGCGACCTGGTCAACAAGATCGCCATCGAGTCCGGCGGTCTGGGATGGCGCATCGTGCAGATCGGGAGTGAGCTGGTCTTCCAGGTGTACCAGCCGACCGATCGAAGCGCATTCATCCGACTGGATGTGAAGAACGGCACGCTCCAGGAGACCAACGTCGAGCACGCCCCGCCGGAGGTCACTCGCGTGATCGTCGCCGGTCAGGGTGATCTCGTAGACCGCCAGTTCGTCCAGGTCACGACTCCTGAGTCTCTTGTGGCCGAGGACGACTGGGGATTCGTCATCGAGGAGTTCAAGGACCAGCGCAACACGGACGTGGACGAGGAACTGGAAACCTCTGGTCTCGGCATCCTGGCTGAGCGCGGCTTCACCAAGTTCGCGATCAAGGCCACACCTGCAAACGACCAGACGATGATCTTCCTCTCGGACTTCTTCCTGGGTGACCGGGTCGCCATCGTTGTGGACGGTCAGGAGCAGCCGAACTCCAACATCACCGAAGCCGCGATCGTCATCGATGAGTCTGGCATGCGCACGGCTGTTGCCATCGGAGACATCAAGGACTTCGACTCCACCTCAGCGCTGCGGAGCACGGTCAACGACAACACCCGACGCATCGCAGAGATCGAGCGGAATGTCGAGGTCGGAAGTCCGTCATATGGCACCAACGACTTCTGGCTGGACGGCACAACGGTTCGATCCATGCGTGGCACGACTGCGCAGCGGAATGCGCACTTCGGAACGCCTGCGACAGACGCCAGCCGTTCGGCTCTGGCCAACCGTCGCGTCACCTGGTTCAACACCGACCTTGGATGGGAAGAGTCGTTCTATGCACCCGCTGGCACTGCTGGTCTCACCGCTCCCGGCTTGCTCGCAGGAACGGCTCCCGGATGGTATCCGACCGGCGAAGGTCCAGAGAGCAAGATGTACGCGAGTGGAACCCAGAACGTGGTGGCTGGAACGTACATCACACAGTGGTCTCCATGGGGAACAGGTGGATCATCTCGTCGTGGCGGAGACGATTGGTTCGTCAGGGACGCTGCAACAGTGGTGTGCAAGAAGGCCGGAGTCTACGAGGTCTCTGGGATGTCGTCCCAGCAGGCCGGTAGCGGCGCGACGGTAACGCACATCCTCCGGAGCGGTCAGACCATCATCAACTGCGTGAACACGCTGAACGCTTCGTACGTGACCACCGCTCCGCTCTACCAGCCCGCAGTGGCTATGAATGCTGACCAGAACTTCTCCATGTACGCCGGGATTGGATCGTACCAGCTGTTCGTCTCCACCGGCAACGTGGAGATCCGGGGATTCCTGCACATCCGCTACAAGGGTCCGCTCCTGGCGAGCGACTAGGAGGAAGAAATGGTTTGCGTATCATGCAACGCTGACATCGATCGCGAGGAACCGGCGCGCTACGATGTGCTCGTCGAGACAGGGCCGATCCTTGGACCATATTGCGGATTGTGCTTCGCATCCACTGCGACCGG